ATGATGATACCAAATAGAGTTGCAATAGCTCTACAAGATGCTGGTTGGTACATTAGATCGGAAATTATTTGGCATAAACCAAATCCAATGCCTGAAAGTGTTAAAGATAGACCAACAAGCTGCCATGAAAAAATATGGTTAATAACCAAGAATAAAAAATATTATTATGATGCAGATGCTATTAGAGAGCCATTAAAATCTCAACAATTTAATAATAAAAATAATTTAAATGTTAATTTTGGAAAATACAAAACAGATGATAATGAAAAAAAACATCGACAAGGAATGTCAAAAACTAGAGGATCAAAATTAGTAGAAACAAGACCAAAAATTCCAAATCAAAAACAATTTGTTTCTTTTTTAAGAGAAAAAACAAGTTTAAAAAATTTAGTAGAAAACACTGATATAAAAAAAACAACAATCGAACATTGGTTTAGGACTGATTCAAATGGTTTTGCTTTTCCATCAATATTAGATTGGAATAAAATAAAACATTTGCTTGATGATTGGTCAGAAGAATTTTATAAACTTGATTTTGGTCTTACTTACGCAGAATATCACACAGATGAAGTTAGAATTAACCAGAGGGGTAAGAATAAAAGAAATGTTTGGACAATAACTACCAAACCTTTCAAGGAAGCTCACTTTGCAACTTTCCCAAAAGATTTAATAGAGCCTTGTATTTTAGCTGGATGCCCTGAAGGTGGTACAGTTTTAGATCCCTTTAGTGGAGCTGGCACTACTGTTCTAGTTGCCAATGAACATAATCGTAAAGCCATAGGAATTGAATTAAATGATGACTATATAAAAATAGCTGAGAGGAGGATGAATGATTGTCAACCTCGAATGGTATGAGTACGACATGGCTGCATCAGTCGGTCTTAATCGTAAGGTACAATCACTTTTAAATGGGCATAGAGATCTCCATAACGTCAAATTTACGCCTATAACTGATGTGGGGTGGTCGGTGGTATCAGCCGTTGCAGAATATGCAGCTGCAAAGGCTTTAAATAAATCTTGGGATGGAGCTGTCAATACATTCTCAAGACCTGACCTACCAAATATTGAAATAAAATCACAACAACACCACACCATAGATGAATATAAAAAGCGGAACTTTCTTTTTCTAAGAAAAGACTGTGACGATGACTTAAATCATCTGTTGGTGCTAATCCATTCTCACTTACGTTATGAACTTGCAGGATACATCACTGGAGCTGAGGCTAAACAAGAGAAGTTTTATTATGGTGTAAAGGGCAGACCATCAGGGTATGGCGTGCCTATCGATGACTTACATAAGGACTTTGAGAGCCTATGAGTGATGGTGTGAAGTTTATATTGTTGGGCCTAACAGCTACTGTATGCATTCTAAACTTGTATATTTACACCACTCACATGGATATGAACTGGTGTGAGGCTGAGGTCGATGTCTTACGTTTGAGTGTAGATAGGCTCATACAGTTACATGGAGTTGACTTAGGTGAGTAAAACGCCATTAGAACTATTTATCCGTGAAGACATAAGCCCCATTAGTAAGATTATTTATTTGTATTTAGAGTCGTACTATTACAAGAACGGCAAGTCTTATCCACGCCAGGCAACCATTGCTCGTGATCTGAAGGTGTCTAGGAGGACAGTTATCCGTGCTTTGAATGAGTTAAGGGAGTTGGGGTATGTCAAGTCCAAGCGGTTGTCCTCAAGCTGTGCATACTTCCCAGTCTATGATGTGTCAAAAAGTGTATATATTAATAAAGAATCTATATCTAAGTATATAGATATATCTAAGAAGGATATATCTAGACCTATTAATGGATTAGGCAGGGATGGACTGTCGGAAGTATCAAAGACTATCAGTCATCTAGGCAAGAACCTCAACGTACATTATCGAACTAAAGTCCATAAGATTAAACATGGTCAGGCTCTAAGAAAATCAGACCAAGAGAAAATAGATCGGTTTTTCAATTCGTTTGACAAATATGATCGTCAAACAGTTATGCAGAAATTAATAGATGGAGAAATAGAATGGCCCAAGAACTTACCACGTCTTTTATAGTTGAGCTATTCGAGGAGGCTATCTCCACGGACAAAAAGCTCCCCCCCGCCTACAAAAAGGGATACTCTCACATGAAATTTGATGTCAAACATGAGGCAACAGAACACGCTGCCTGGGATAAACGAGAGATGAGAGTTGCCGCGTCATCCAAAGAAATAGCACGCTACGAATTTATATTGTTTAATATCAATCCATTGCTATCCAAAACGGAGAGAAAGTTGATGTGGTCTAGGGCATTACGAGTGCCATATCATTATTTGGGTAAGAAGATGAAGATGCACCGACACACGGTTAAGGAGAAATATATTGAGACAATCATTTATATAAAATATCTCATTGCTTATGATAAAAAACTACTCGACAAATTCGACAAAATCAAATAACAATCTGTTTATAATTGACACAACTGTGTCGTTTTCCTTTTTTTTGATTAATAAATAATTCCATCATGGTTGGTAGACCACTTCATAAGCAAGAGTGTGGAGCCTATGCTCGTAGCACTGGACTGCCCTGTCGTGCTAAAGCACTGACTAATGGAAGGTGTAGAAATCATGGTGGATTATCTACTGGAGCTAAGACAGCTCAAGGAAAATATAAAGCAATATTGAATTTAAAAAATGTTAAAAGAGAAACTATCGAGCATTATCGAAAGATTGCAGAAGGGAGAACCTCTCTCGAAGATCTGCAAGGATAAGGACATGCCAGCTGTCACTACTGTGTACAGTTGGATGAAGGATGATGAAGAACTAAAGAAACAGGTTATGGATGCAAGACAGCTTGGAGCATGGAGTTATCTAGATAGTATGCTAGAGCTGTTGCAACAAGACTGTGAACCACAACAAGTTCAGTGGAATAGAGAGAGACTACATCATGCAAGATGGATGAGTAGTAAACTATTAGCTGGTACATTTGGTGACAAGATACAGGCTGATGTCAAGACTGATGGTAACTTAACGATTGAGTGGGCAACACATGAGAAGACGGAAGAAGTATTGAGTAAGTAGTGGGTAGTCTCCCATATACTATAAGCATCTGTGTGTTTACGCACACGCATCATGGACTGCGTTGATGACAGCATGACGTTCCACCTCACGTTCTTTGTTTTATTTTTCGTTGCAAATCCTGTGTACTTAGGAGGACTCCAAGTCTTATTACTATAAAAACGCCAGGATAAACGGTCAGGCCCTAACATTTTTTTACGGAATACCGACACCCCTATACCCCGAAAACGAGGGTGCGGTTTCTAATATATATATAATAGGACATCAAGGTATCCATCGATGGATGAAGAAGAACTAGAAAATTTACTAGCCATGGTCTTTTATGACGATGGCACTAAAAGCGTGTTTATAAACATCACAGGCTTTAGAAATAACATACATGGGAAAACTATATCTGATTGGGTTCTCAATAAGCTACACATAGAGCAAATTGACATACCTTATGATGATAAACCCACGGTACATTAATGAAAGTAACAATACCTTACGCCCCTCGTGATATACAAAAGGAAATCCACGAGAACTTTTCAAAGTATAGATGGGCAGTCATTACACTACATAGACGGTGTGGCAAATCCGTTTTATGTATTAACGAATTAATTAAACGAGCTTTAACGAATACTATGTGGAACCCACGGTACGCATACATCGGCCCTACTTATAAACAAACAAAAGCAATTATATTTGACTATTTAAAACATTACGCTGGTGTCATACCTGGAGCTAAGTTCAATGAACAAGAGCTAAGTTGCACATTACCTAATGGTGCTAAAATAACACTATTAGGTTCGGAAAACCCAGATAGCCTTCGTGGTTCTTACTTCGATGGTATTATTGTGGATGAGTATGCTCAGGTTAATCCAAGATTGTTTCCTGAGATTATCAGACCTGCCCTATCTGACCGTAAGGGATTCTGTTATCTGGTTGGCACACCGCAAGGTATGTCAAATGATTTTTATGCAAAGTATCAGCACGGTTTAAAAGATGATGACTGGTATGTAAAAGTTGCAAAGGCATCGGAGACTGGAATAGTCGATCAAGAAGAATTAGATGCTGCCTATTCTGTCATGGGTAAGAATAAATTTAGGCAGGAATTTGAATGTGATTGGGTTGCTGCAATCGAAGGAGCTATATACGGAGATGCTATCGAGAAGATGGAAGGCCGTAAGCAAGTAACTCGTGTACCTTACGATCCAACATTTAAAGTTAATACAGCTTGGGATATAGGCGTATCTGATAAAACGGCAATTGTGTTTTTTCAGCAAATAGGTCGTACTGTTCAGATTATAGATTATTACGAAAACAGTAATGAGGGGTTGCCCCATTACATTCAGGTTTTGCAAAACAAAGACTACCTGTACGATAAACACTATGGGCCACATGACCTGGAGCAAAGAGAATTTACAAACAATAAGTCAAGAAGGGAAATAGCATACGAGTTAGGCATACGCTTTAACATCGTTCCCAAGTTAAGTATAGAGGATGGAATACATTATACTCAACTATTGCTAAACCGTTGCTGGATAGATATGGAAAGTTGCAAGAAGCTATTAGAAGCACTACGCAACTATCATCGTAAATTCAACGACACACTACAAACATTTTCAAATAAGCCTGTACACGACTGGAGCAGCCACGCATGTGATGCTATGAGAGTGTTAGCGGTTGGGCTTGAAGAAGTGGATGATACTAGGAAATCACCACAACGAACCGCAATGAATTATTATAACCCTTTAGGAGACCAACGTGAGCAGATTATTTAGACCAAAGATTAGTATGCCAGCACCACCGCCAGTGCAAGAGCAGCCTGTTTTCCAACCACCATCTTATAGTCCACCATCAGGTGAAACTGAAGCAGAGATGGAAGATACGGTAGCTGAACAACAGGAAAAAGAAAAAATTGTATTAAAGAAAAAAGGCAAGAAGTCCACAATACTAACAGGCCCACAAGGATTAACAACAGAGGCGGATGTATATTCACCAACCTTGTTAAGTTAACATGGGTAAAGTTAGTAAAAATAAAAGTTTTAATAGAGATCCTAATAAATTTAATAAACAGGGAACTAAATACTCTGGTAAATTAGCTGGAGCTATTCAAAGAGCTAATCAAATGCACTACAACAGAAGTGTGGCTGGTAGATTAGAAAACGCTGCAAGAGAGAGTTTACAGGCTGGTGAATCTAAACAAATTAATCCGACAGCTGCATCTGTTCAGGCTCGTGGTCTTTTATTAGAAGGTAATAGAAGTAGTTTATTGCAAAACGCAAAACAAAATAAATTAGATAGCAGTGGTCTGAATGAATTGGCACAAGCAAACAAACAACTAGGTTTCAATGAAACAGAGGGTATGGGGCCAATCGAGTCTGTTAAGTACCAGGTTACTAATCCTGAATTTAAAAAAGATTTAAAGAAAACAAGTCAACGTCTAAGAAAAATACCGACCATTAGTAATATTTTATTAAATGC